TGTCATCCCCCTTCCCCGGATTATTTTTTATACCCCTATCCCCGCGGAAGTAACCGTTCTCCTCAAGAGTCTTCGCACTGTGGTGTTTCCAGCAGAGCGGCTGCCAGTTAAAATGATCCCAGAACAGCAGCTCGTTGCCTCTGTGCGGCTGGATATGGTCAACCACCACCGCAGGTTTTCCGCACACCGCACATGCAGGATATTCACGAAGGAAAGCCCTGCGCTCCCTCTTCCATCTCGCGCTTGCGTACAGATTGTGCCATGCGGAGCTCTCCTTCCGCTGCGGTGACGGTCTCTTTCCCCACTGCGCCTCCATCTGGATGTGTCTAATGCAGAAGTGCTTTCCTGGAACCGCCTGTGAGTAGCATCCCGGCTTATGGCATACCGTTGTCTTCATCTCCGTATTCCTCCTCATACCCGTTCTGATCCATGAGACGCTCCAATTTCTCCGAATCAACATAATCAACCAGTCTCTCGGACTTTGTCCTGTAGTCAACCGCATGTCTCACTCCGTTGACCACCACCGACACGAAGTCCTTGACCACGCAGTAGTTCCATCCGTACTCATCGAGATAGGTGGTCACTCTTCCCGAAGGTGTCTTAAGCCTGACACGCTTATTCCTGTATCGCCTCATTACGTACAGCACCGCATCGCCCGTCCTGTCCTCTATCTCCTCCTGCCCCATGTGCAGTCCCCTGCGCTTCACAATGCCCCGGACGCACCTCCCCGCAATCCCCCTCACAGCTTCCCACAGCATGGCTTCTGCCCCGGGGTCGCCGTCCTCCAGCCATCTGGCCTGAAGCGTCAGAAGGCGTTCGTTGTCAGTGGAAGGGGAAGCATATCTGGGCAGTATCTTCCTCGAAAAGTCAAGGCTCAGCTGCTGCTCCACATCCTCTCCGTTCTCCCATCATTCGTTCCCAGGATTCTTCCAGTAATGCGTGACATGCCACGCATTACATTCACGGCACCAGTAGACACGCACGGGAATCCGTTTCCGGAATCTCCCTCCACGGGATGCGGGTTTCCTTCTCCGACTGTGCGCAAGATTCACCACGGCGTTCGCCTCAGCCCTCTTGTAGCACTTCTTTCCGCAGCTCATACGGTATTCCTTATGCGGAAATTCTCTTCAAGGGAGACTTCAGGGAAACCGACTATGCGCCACTTCTCACCTGTCCAGTCAAGGTATCCGTTGCACTCTGGACAGATGGACATGTCGGGTGTTTCCCTGAGTGCTCCCCCGCACCTCGGACACTTGAAAGGCCTTCTGGGCTGAGGTGTCCCTGTGAGTTCCTCCTGACGGGATTTCTTTGACTGCCATTGGTGGAAGCCGGGCTCCATGTCCTTCCATCCTGTGACCGCTTTCAGGAACAAGCCCGACCGGTTTCCTTCCGGTATGTCAGCGAATGTGACCGTGCCTCCGCCGTCTCTGGCTCTATATGATTTGCTTTTCAAGTATTCAACCGAATAGTCAAGATACTGCGAGTCATAGCCCCTTGCCGCAAGGCTTGCCGTTATGAGTGCCTGTTCCCTGCTTCCGTAGGCCATCGAGTGAGCCGAGAGCCACTGCCCCACTTCCGCAATGAGAGAGCCGACGGGTGCACCGTCATCATCATCATCTACATCTACATCTACATCATCATTTACATCATCATCATCATCTACATTGCTTGTTTCAACAAAACAACTATGGTTGTTTTCGGTTGTTCCGTTTCGGGAACCATCTTCCCCGGTGCCTTCCGTGTTTTCCGAAGTATGGTTGTTTTCGGTTGTTCCGTTTCGGGAACCATCTTCCCCGGTGCCTTCCGTGTTTTCCGAAGTATGGTTGTTTCCGGTTGTCCCGTTTCGGGAACCATCTTCCCCGTCAAGCACCACGGCCGTCTTATCCCGGAATTTCCTTGCGTTGGCATTGTTTTTCGGGGCTCCTCCTTTCGCCCCGGACTGGCGCCTGTTGATGTCGGCATCCACGCTGGGCTTGACGGCAGTCCACAGGATGTCCACAATCTCAGGGAGTCCATCCGGCTCAATGCCGTCGAACCTGTATGCGTCAAGCGCATCGTAGAACGCCACGCGAGCCAAAGGGTCTTTAATCTTCTTAGCCGTCTCGTACCAGCTCCGGTAATGCGCCGCCTTGCTTATCCCGCTCATCTGAACTCCTCAATGGCAATCCCCAGGATGTGCCACATCAGTCTTTTTTTTATCCTGTACTCCACGTGTTCAATCCCCCTGCAGTCAATGTACACGAAGTCTGCCACATATCTGAGCGGTCTAAGACTCCTTCCATCGGGGCCTTTTTCGGAGGGAATGATCTCGTAGGAGACCTGCCTCCGAAGCCCCGTAATCATTCCGGCATTCTGCATCATCCTCAACTGGCCGTATCTGGAGGCTTCGGCGGCGGAATCGAACACAATTCCTTCAATCTCCGTCTTCCGGCTGCCGTACTTGCTGCGTCTCATGTCCTGCCTCCTTCAGCCACTCCCCGAATTGCCTGATTTCCTCATAGCTCCAGACCCTCCATGTGCCGCCGGGTCCGGAGAGACAAGTCCTTGCATAGCGGCAGACAACATCAAGGGAGACACCGTAGATTTCCGCCACTCTGACAGAATACCTTTCTTCCCTGTTGAGATGAAATTCCACCTGTTCAGGGGTGAACCAGTATTGCCCGTGCCACCTCCCCACCCCGTTCTTCCGGGCCCACTCGGCGAGGATGGTTTTGCGCACCCCCGTCTCCCGCGCCACATCCTTCATCGGGACAAGGCCGTCCGGGGGATTCTCTCCCGGTATGGTGTCGGGGAGTCCTGTGGGCATATCGGTGTCGGGGAGTTCGGCAAGGGTTGTGTACAGTTCCCGCAGTGCCTTAAGAGGTCCGCTTTCCGCAGCGAGGAATTTGATTGCACCGCGACATTCCGCATCCGCATCCTTCTGAGCCAGCTCAAGTACCGCCCGCGCAAGATTCCGGGGACCATCATCTAAGGATGTTCCGGATTTTCCCCACGGCGTACTTCCACCGGGGATGGCAGCTTTCTTTCCGGCCGTCAAAACGGGATGTCCTCGGGGAAACTGTCGGCTTCTCCCCCGTCCACGGGCGTGTAGTCCGGGGCTCCTTCCTGTGAAGAATCCTGCGGCAGGTCCCTTTTGACAACAGGGTAGAGGCGGGAGAATTCCGGATTTGTCTTCTGGGGCAGGCATTTCACCCATCCCCTCTTTCCGTGCCAGGAAGAAAAATCCTCCGTCACATTCCTGGGGAGCTGGAATGCGTCGCAGAATTCCGTCCATTTCTCGTCCCATCTCTCCATCTCGGCCTTGCCTGTGTAGGGGCGGTCATAAAACATCATACAGTTCGGCCTGGCTCCCTTGATGCCCTTGATCTGGACATATACAGCCAGATACGGCGTTCCGTTCTTCGTCTGCTCGAACCTCGCCCCAGTGATTGCGGCCTCATACTCTCCGGTGGGGAGCTTCACACTCTCACGCGGCTGATACCCGTGTCCGAATCCCATTCGTCATCCTCCTTCTGTCTCCACAGTGCGGGAACAGTAAAACATTCCAGCGGCATCCTCGTTGCTATGAGTCTGTCCGTCCATTTCTTGAATCCCTCAAGGTTCCTCGACCTGTAGGCCCATCCGAGCCATGCCCAGTGCCAGTACCCGTCGCTTCCTCTTATACAGGTGAAACTGCGGTACATGAAGCCCGCATAGTGCAGTCCTGCCATATTCCCTGCCCCTCCTTCGCCCGTCAACCGTCTTCTATAACGTAGTCCACAAACCACCTGCTCACTCCGTTCCTTCCGCCCGGAGGGCAAACGGGAGATCCATCTCTAATAGCAAGGTTTATGTAGGAAGGAGTTCTGCCGGCCCAGTCAGCGCAGTCCTTCCCCGAATCGAATATGACCGAGGGGCCGGGGGATGCATCCCCCGGCATTGCAATGACCTTCCTCATCCGGCAGCCTCCGTCAGAATGCTCCATCCGTCAACGGCGGCCCCCGACGACAAGCTGTGATTTATCTGCCAGTCGGCAAGCCCCGTTGTTTCTTTTACGGTCTGCCAGTCCGGGGCTCTCAGCGTTTGCCCGTCCGGCGTGAAAATGACATACCCTACGGAAGGATCACCCGCGCAAGTCTCTCCGCAAGTCTCTCCACCATCAGCTGCATCTCCTGCGGGTCCGACACTCTCCGCCTCATCTCCAGAATCTTCTCCCGGCTCATCCTTTGACGGGATTCCATTCCCCCGAAACCCTCTGCCTCTTCTCATGTATTCTTCCACATCCCCGCGGGTCCACATGTAGCGGTTCCCGTTCTTCCGAATCCCGTTCTTCCGGGCCCACGCACTTACCGCAACAAGGGAGTTCCCGGCCATCTCCGCGACTTCGGAGGTTTTGTACGTTCCCGTATGCTCCTTCACTTCGCCGGGGGACTCCTCAGGATTTCCCTTTAGCTCCTTCTCGAGCCTCTCCGCGCAGATGCGCTCCACGAGGCTCTGGTTCCCTGCCGCATCGGCCTTCAGCATCTCTATTATGAATTCCACGATTTCATTCACTTTTCCTTCTCCTTCATCTCTTCGAGTTTTTCATTGAAACTCACCACCCTCCCGAACAATGTTTCAATGTTCAATTCCACCTTCACTTCTAAAAGTGCCATCACTTCCGGGCTTTTGTCAAAGTATTCCTGAATTTTTTCAACGTATTCTTTTGAATCATCAACAAGACTTTGAAGAGTATTCCTGCAGAACCCAAGGCAATCTTTTTTATTCGCAAAGAGGTCTGCCCATTCCCGCAAGTCCAGTTCCATCTTTTCGTCTTCCGCTTTCATCATTCACCCCTCCTTCTCCTTCAGCATCCTCACTTTGTCGGCGTGTCTTTTGAGCCATGCGGAGACCTTCAGAGCCTCCTCCGCATCGAGGAACATCCATGAGCAGCGGTCGGTGTCGGCCCAGCCCTTTCTTATGACTATCATGCCGTTGTCTCCGGACGAGACCTCGACAACGCCCGGTCTCTTGTACCATTCATTCACGCTGTACGGGGTTCTAGCGCCCATGGACTTCCCTCCTCCTGTCCATTTCGAGAAGCATCAGATCCGCCTGCTCAAGGAACTTCTCGTTCGAGATCCTTGTGTCGCGCGTCATGTATCTCTCGCACTCCGCCACGGCGATTCTTCTCCTGGTGCTCTTGGCGAGACGGACAAGGCAGTATGATATTGCGTGCATGTCCATCAGCCTGTAGACCGACCGTCTTGAGATTCCCATGAATTCCGCAGCACCGTCCACAGTGAGGAATCCCCTCGCCACTGCCGCCGGCTTCCCTTTTTCCGGCTTCTTTTTTTCCTTCATTTGATTCTACCTCCCGGCAGTCCCGCCGCCCTTCCGTTGCGGGTCTCCCTGTGCCATTCAAGGCAAAAAAAAGAGGACGGAACCACCCGGAACCGGCCTATGGGATTAGGCCAGATGGAACCGTCCTCGATAATCCGACTTCACTCCCATTCCACCCGGGTTCCGTTCGACTGGAGGGGTTTCATTGAGGCAGCTCTGTCAAGAGCTGTCTCAATGCTCTATGCGTAGTATAGAGCAAAGTTGCAAATGCAACTTTCAAATCTTATTATAATTACGTTTGCAACTTTGTCAAGATATTTTCTTGCATTTGCAACTTTTTTTTCGATACTTAAATCAGGAGGTCGGCATGGTTGATTTTGACACTAACGGCATGGCCATTGTTGGCCGTATTGATTTAATCAGAAAGAAGAAAAATATTTCAAGAGAAGCAATCACCACACATTGTGGAATTTCAAAGACATCCCTGCCGGTATGGGCTTCCAGAGGCACAATCCCCGCCGCCGATGTTGCAATCAGGATAGCGGATTTTCTGGGAGTCTCGGTCTACTGGCTCGTGACCGGACACGACCGTGGAGGGCTGACCGCGGAAGACCTCCAGCTGCTGGACAGCTTTCATCTGCTGGATGCGAGGGACAGGGATGACCTTCTTGCAATCGCAAGGATGAAGCTGGAGCGTTCTACGTCACACGAAGGAGAAATGACGGAAAAATCCTCACATGCCGGATAGAATGAAAAGAAAAGGCGGCCCCGGAAGAGACCGCCGCACCTACAGGATTCATTTTTTCAATGTGCAGAGTTCATCCAGGACGTAGCGGCTCACAGTCTTCCCGGCTTCCCTCGCAAGGGTCTTCAGACATTCAATCTCTTCAGGTGTTCCGCTGATGGAAGTGGTCGCGAAGATTTTGAGCCTCCCCGTCTTCTTTCTTCCACCTCCGTGGTACCCGTAGCCGGAATACTTCGGCTTTTCAGATTCTTCCATGATTCATCCCCACAGTTTCCCGCATATGAAAAGAACGACTCCGATAATGAATCCCTTCACTACGGATTCCAAGATGATTCTAATGACTTCCCTCATTCTGCTTGACATAAGCCCCCCTTTGGGGTAGAGTACGAAGGTAGTGTGCGGCAGGAATCGAACCCCACCGCACCACCCCGCTAGCCGAAGATCAGGCGGCACACCGCTTCCGCGATTACCGCACCGACAACGGCTGCAAGGATTTCAGCAAGAGCCTGCCGAAGTGTCTTGACCACTTTGCAGGCTTTTTTCTTGCCACCTTTTTTACAATCTCCACAAAAAAAAGCTCCCTTAACTCCGCCCCGCAAAAGTGACTGTACAGGCAGGAGGCATACATGACCGCAGGGGCTGCAATCACACTGGGAATAACAGTCGCATCGTTCATACTCGGCATCATCTACAAGCTGATAGATTTAAGCGTGCGTTTCGGACGCTTCTCCCGTCAGATGGAGGACAACGAAAAGCGCGACAACGAGGAGAGGGAAAAGACCGCACGGAAGTTCGAGGAACTGTACAATGCCAGGAACCGCCACGAATCATCCCTCACGCGGCTCGACACCACCATTCAGAGCATCAACTCAAATCTTGAGAAAATCGACCTGAAGCTGGACAGGCTGATGGAAGGAGGAAGGAATTGACTTTGATCGACTTTGTGAACAAATTCATCAAAACGAAGGTGGATTTTGACGGGCACTACGGACCGCAGTGTGTCGACCTCTACCGCCAGTACTGCAGGGATGTGTGGAAGATTCCTCACACTGGGGCGGTCGAAGGGGCGAAGGATCTTGCGGAAAGATACGAGGGACTCCCGGAGGAAAAGAAGCACCTCTGCCTTGTCAAAGGAATGTACAGCGGGATGGAAGGGGACGCGGCTGTCTGGGGAGCAACAAAAAACAATCCATACGGACACGTGGCAATCGTGCTTGCGCGAAAGCTCAATTGCATGCTTGTGTTCGAGCAGGACGGTTTCAAAAAAGACGGCGCAAAGCTCGCATTCCGCTCCTGCAACAATGTGATCGGCTACCTCAGGCCGTGGCCGAAGGAGGACTGATGGAACAGACTGAAACCGGAGCGGAAAATGAAAAGACAAGGTTGCACGCAAAGACGCTCAGCAAGATAATGAAGATTGCGGCTGTTGCGGGGCTTGTCGCCTGTTCCGTCCTGAAGTGGCTCGGATTCATGCCGGGTGCGACAGTCGGGGAGGTGTGCATGGTATGGGCAACGGTCTACGGACTCGGAGCCGGGACCATCGACCTAAATCTTATCATAGACAAATTCACGGGAGGCGAACAGTGACGACAGTGACAGTCATTATGGCGGTGGTCATCGCCGTGCTCATCCTGTTCGTGGTGTGGCTCCTTGTCTTGCTCGGCAAAGAAAGCAGGGCAAAGAAGGATGCGTTGAAAGAACTCGACGAGGCAAGAAAAGCCCGCGAGAAAGCCATAAGAATTGCGGAGGAAACCATTGGGAACCATGCAAAGATTGATACAGGCCGTCCTTCTGCCGATGCTCGTGCCGGTCTTGACATGCTGCACAAGCTCTCGGAACAGTCCAAATCCTGAAATCCACATTCCCGTGCCCGACCCTTACATCGAGGGAAAAAGCGTGGTGGTGTACGGAGAGGCATCGGGGGACTGGGACAGCCTCACTGTGGACGTTCCGGAAGAATGGAGGAATGAATCGCTGAAGCCCGAGGGACCCGTCATGGTTGTCCCTTCCTGGTACTGGAGAAGACTCACCGGATATGTCCTGGACACTCAGGCAGAATCCGGCATCACCCCCTAGACAGACACCTGAAAAAAGCCGATAATGCAACCGTGCGGAAAGTCTCCCTGACCGGGGAGGATGAGGGGCGGTGGCAATATGGTGGCAGAAGTTTGTAATTCCTTGCAATGAAAACACATGGAAGTACAAATCCAGTATCGAGCATCCGACCGCTTCTTTTCAAGGGGCGGTTTTTTTGTGCCTTTTTCATTATAGCAATTACTTGCAATACTTGGATTTAACATATAATTCAGTATAAGACCGACTGTTCCTCCTGCCCCTCCCCGACACGCAGAGTGTGACCTGATACGCCCCCAAATACCTTTCAAAAGTGGCAGTATGGTGGCAGTATGGTGGCAATGCGGAACGGAGCACAGACCGCACAGGAGCGAATATATGGGAGTATCTATCAGAATCAGGAACGGCATAATTCATCTTATGTACCGTGCGGGAAACAGACGCTGCGAGGAGACAACGGGGCTGAGAGTAAGCTCCGTCCCGGAACAGAACAGGGAGGTGATGAGGCTTGCGGAAATCCTCCGGAGCAAGAGGGAAATCGAGCTTGTGAGGGGATTCAACGGAATGGAGCCTGCGGAATCTCGGATGACACTCTACGACTACGTGAAGAAGTGCGCGGCATCTTCCGGTTCCGGAATGGAGAAAGTTCTGCCCTATCTTGAAATGTTCGGCGGAAGACTCGTCAAAATCTCCGCAGTGACACCGAGGTGGTTTGAAGATTTCCAGAATAGAATGATTTTCGACAGCGGACTGAAATCCCCGCACTCTCAAGAAAAATACTGCTGCAACGTGCGCCAGTGCCTGAAGAGAGCGGTGAGGGACGGTATTCTCCTGCGCGACCCGTCAAGCGGAATAAAGCACATAAGGGTGCCCGACAGCACGAAGGAATTCCTCACTGCGCAGGAAGTACGGAAAATGGCCGTCACGGAATTCTGGAAGCCAAAGATGGACAGAGGACTACAGGAGGAAGTCAGGCGCGCATTCCTGTTCGGGTGCTGCACGGGGTTCCGAATATCCGACCTCATGCTCCTCGATTGGAGCGACATAAGCCTTGAACGCATGGAGATTGTCAAGAGACAGAAGAAGACAAGGAAGATTGTGGCAGTTCCAATCAGGACAGACACGCTCGGCCTCATAGACACGGGAAATCACGAGGGACCTGTGTTCCCGAAGCTCGCATCAAGCAGGTCATCAACGAACAGATACATCCACGGATGGGCAGAAAAGGCGGGCATAAAAAAGAACGTCACCTGGCACACCGCACGTCACACGGACGCCACGCTCCTCATCGAATGCGGCACCGACCTCTACACCGTCATGCGTCTTCTGGGACATACGAAGATTCAGACGACGATGCAGTATGCGGTTGTGTCCGACACGAAGAAACGCAATGCAGTCGAGAGCCTCCCGCAGCTGCTCCCCGAGCGGCAGATTTGATTGTGTCAGAAATCAGGGTTCTCTTTCAGTATCGAACGGAAATGCTCCGCCATTTTTTCGTCACGGGCAAGAAGGCTGTAATCCTCCTTTGTCCCGTGGCCGCAGAGTATGCTTCTTATGTATAATTTTTAATAAAAAATAACCACTTTATTATAAGAAAAACTGATTATTTTTTTTACTTATACTTTATCTTTTTTCAAAACACCCGGCCATTGCTTGTCGTCAGCCGTGCAGGCTGCCATCAGGGATGCAGTCTTGGTGTTGTACAAAGCCCACTTGCTTGCCTTTGTAGCCAAAAGACGTGTGTTTCCATTGTCATTCTGTAAAATCATATTCCGCTTTTCTCCTATGTTTAGTCAGTTGCCTTTGTGTATTCAAATATGATAACACTGTCATCCCCTGCGAATGGTCCTTGAACTTCAAACTGTACATACCCAGTACTATTATACCATACTGAAGCGAAATAAGTATTTGCTGCAGTGTTTTGTGGTGCATTTATTACCCAATAACGTGTTCCACTATCCTGTGGGTATTTAATATAACCTGTGATAGATATCATAATAAGGCCTTCGGGTAATATGTCTGTATAACGTCCTTCATTGTATGTACCAGTCCAAACCCTTCTGTAGATTCGTTTTCCATCAATCCATGTCTTGTTTGTCATTGTTTCAGTGGTGGAATATCTGTCTGCGACTGCATCCCTGATGGCAGCCTGCACAGCTGACGATACACCCTTTGACCATGCCGAGCCGTTCCACTTCAACTTGATGTATCCTCCGGCAGGGACGGTGTAGTTCCACGTATTCTTGTTTACCGTACAGGCATGGGCAGAAAGGTTGTATATTAGAATCTCACAACCTATGTACGACGCTTTTTCAAGGTCAAGGTTAACAGCATTCTGCAAGTTGGCGAAAAAGACTAGCTTCGCATCGTACTCGATGCGTGTCGTAACAGAATTCTCCGTCACTATCGTGGGTCTCATACTCAAGAAGGGCATCATAATGTTGTTGTTGACTTCCCGCGTCGAAAGTCCGCCCTCCTGCTTCTTATGCCCGAATGGAGGGATATATTCCGACAGTGCCGGAACCTCGAATGAATCCAATGTCAGATCAAGTGTCGCCATATTTATTCTCCTCTGTTTTCTGTGATTTCCGTAATTCTGTCAACGAACGCCTGTGTATGCATGTATGCGGAAAGAGCGTTCGTGAAAGCCTCGCATTCAAAAAGATTGGTCCATACATCGCTTCCGTCCACGTCAAGGACGAAATGTTTCTTCCTGTAGTCAAGAGACCCCCACGGAATTCTGTCCGAAGTGTTTCGGATGAAGTCCGTCCAGTTTCCGCATACAGTTGGGCTGACCATAAGTTCATCGATGCACACGAGTCCTTCCGACGGATTGACGGAAAGAGTCATTTCGGATGCGAAGCCCACTGCCTGCGTGAAGAGGAAACGGCGTGTCTCTATGAGTACGGAAATTGTCTTGCCTGAGCAGAGAACTCCGATGTGATACCACTTATCGACACCAAATAACACCCCCTCTGTCTCAAGCAGGACACTCTCGACGGTTGTTCCGTGCACATACTCCAAAACAGTTCGCTTATTGAGTATTGTATTGTAGGGTATGAGAACCGAGGATGCAGTCTCGTTGTTGTACTCAGGCTCCCCGTCAAGAGGAGTATTGTAGTAGGGCTCCGAGTCAAGGATCCTCAAGGAGACATAATGCCCGTCCTCCCCTATAGAGAAAATAGTCTGGGATTCGTTCCAGATGTACTTCAGCCAGAAATCCAACTGCCATTCGTTAGAAGGTGCAAAGGTCTTGGAGAGTGAGAAATTTCCGTATATGGACTTTGAGGATGTCGCATAGGGAGCTATTGCAAGCAGTGCGGGCGCAAAGGATTCAATTCCTGAATCAGGGTCGGGGGTGTCATCTTCCCCTACAAGTACAGGCTCGACGTCTCCCGATGTATAGGAGATTTCGACAGTGGCCCCACCTTCCTGGTCCAGGAAATCCGTGTCGAAGTGGTAGACCTTCGCATCAGGAGCTGGAAGCGGAATTCCGATATCGGAGCCGCTTCTTCTTCTCTGAAGCATGGTTGCATTGGTTATGACAAGGGAGCCGTTTGCCTGATTTCCGTTGGTCTGGACCGAAGGAGTGACAGTGCCAGTCTTTGATTGGTGTACAATCTCAGTCCATGCAGAAGATGATGAATCGGGTCTTGTCTCGAAATAGATTCCCCACGGGGTGATTCTAGCCCTTTCAAGGGCGGAGGACGAACTCTGTACAACCATTTCTCCGTTGATTTCAGATGCTTCCGATGTGACGGAGAAATTCCCCACATGGAATTCAATCGTATAGGAGATAATCTCATGCGTGTACGGGTTCAGAATCGGTGTGACCTCAAGATATTCTTTATCTCCTCCCACCCGGAAGGCTCCCTGATAATCACGGTTTCCCGGGCCGGGATGAGGATTGAGGGCGGTTGCCAGCGTCCAGAAGTTGTACAGACCTCCGTTCATTTTTCCGCCTGTTATCTCCCCGAGGTTTGCGGAGATTGCGGAAAGCTCCTCGACTATTGCGTTTTTTTCCGTAAGATTCGCCTTCACGAAGTCGCGGATGTTGTCGAAGTTCGCGGTCACGGTTATGTCGGTATATTTCGCCTCATCGGTTCCGGCCTCATTGATCGAGGTCACACGGAACTGGTACGAGGTCATCTTGAGACCTCCCTCCTGGGCAGAAAGAAGCGGAAGTCTCTGGATGTAGGGAGAGTCTCTTTCAAGAGGGGTGTGAGTGTCCGCCCTGTATCCGTCCACATCGGCAACGGGATCCTTGTCCGTGGCCGGAGTCCACCACACTCCAGGCTCATCCGTATCCGGTCTTCGTATCAGGATTCCGTAGCGGATTGTTCCATATTGCATGCGCCCGTCGCTTCTCGGAGGCTGGGCCATGGTAAGCGTTATGAACCGCCCGTCCTCGGAGGCCTCTATCACGGGGGCACCGAGTTTCCACGTGCCGTACACAGAGGGTGCCGCCTTGACTTCGGCAGGGGGGTCGCAGAATCCGGACACCTTGCCGTAGATGCTCGTGGCTTCCACCCGGAAACGCCACGGAAGGAAGTCCGCTGCCTCCGGGAATCCGGGGTAGTTTTCCCCCGTTCTCTCAATCGCAAAGCTGAATCCGTTGGTCTTGCTTCTTCCGGCATCATTCCATGTGGTTCCTGAATCGAAGGACACCTGAACGGAATAATACTGCACGGTGTTCTTCAGTCCAAGTCCCAGGGGATTCCACCTGAGCTCCACCGAGTCCCTCGTTGCTACGGCAGTGAGTCCGGCTGGTGTATCGGGATTGGAGACTTCGGCGGTGCCTGCCTCCATCCGGCCGATTGCTTCCCCCACATCCGAAGGAGTCGCGTATTCCCTCACATCCTGGAGCTTCAGTATTGTGGAGTCGGGACGTGCGGTTATGTTAGACTTGTATTCGGGGAGACTGCCTCGGCTGTAGACTGCCGGATTGTATTCAACGAGCGTGAGTGTATATCCTTCGTCTGCAGGTTCGCTTCCCACAATCAGCATCTTGGTGGTGACGCGTGAGAACGAGCCGTCTTCAAGCAGCCCGAAGCTGAGGGTATCCCCCACAGACGGTATTTTCTTATCCGATTCAGAGATAACATCGAGCACGGCCAGTGTCGATGTCCGCCCCGCACCCTCCACACGAAGCTCAAGGATTCCGGGAGTGGTCGTACAGTTGATGATGACTCCGCAGGAACCGCTTTCAGGAAAGTCCACATATCCCGCAAGCTCGATGGCACGGAGCGTTCCGTTCTGCCAGAAAAGCGATTTGATTACACCGTGTCCGAGTCCTATGCTGAGGGTCGGAGTCTGGAGATTGATGCAGTCGAAGACCCGGTAGAAGCCTCCGCACTGTCCGACCTTCACAGTGGCGGTCACAGGATGTGCGATTTCCTCTGCCATGTGCCTCCATGCAAGGCGGAAGGCCTGCGTATAGTCGGTCACGTATGACAGCGCAGTTGTGGAAAGGGAGTCTGTCTGAGGATCGTATTCCTCCCCGTCCCGCATGAAGACAACACTGTCGGACTCGTACCCGGCGGCCCCGTTGATGTACGTCACCTTTATTCCGTCGGTAGTCCTGCGCACCGACTTCACGGCGGAGAGACTGATGATGTTGTCGGGGGTGAGCAGACCCACGGAGTAATCACGCCCGCTGTCCACAAGGACTTCGAGCAGCCCTGTCATTTCGTTGAGCACGAGCATTGCGTGTCCGTTGCCCACAAGGGTTTCCAGAAGATTCTTCTTCGAGACGGTGCTTGTCACCGCACCGTCAGCATAGATTCCCTCCTCCTCGCAGTATTCATACCATTCCCCGAAGCTGTCGAGATCTATTTCGGAGTCTTCGTATTTCGAGGGGGCATGTACCGGGCTTGTGAGAATCTCAAGCACCCACGCAGCAAGATTCCTTGTGGGAGTCCTGGACAGACTCCATTCCCCGGTCTCGCTGTTCCACGTCCTCGCGCATCCGCATTCCACCACCGAGAACTTGTCCATGTAACCGTCGGTGGCAGACGTGCTTTTAATTTTTATTCCCATGCGCGTGCACTTGTCGCGGAGATTCTCCTCAAGCGGGAGTGCCGGCACAAGGTTATCCGAGCTGCTTTTTTTCTGGTCGAAGATGACCGACTGGACGGCCATGAGATACACGGTGTCCTTTGCATTGCTCTCGGCCTTCGGTGTGGTTCTTCTCACACGGACGCTGATGTTTTTGTTGTACGCCTGGGACGGAGTGAAGGTCTGCGTTGCGGCAAAGCGCATCTGTCTGCGCACATTGCGTGTGAACCTGTTACTGACGGTTCCGTTCTGGTCGAAGCCCGTGTCGAAGTCGTGCCAGTCGCTCTCGGAAGGATTGTCCGCGTTGGTCCACTGAACCTGCAGCGTGAGGGATGCAGACACCCACGTTCCGTTGTCCGAGTCGAATTTCCTGAGACCGTCGAACAGGATGATCACTTCCACAGACATTACATGGTCGGGAAGCTGCTTGACGAGTCCGGCACGCCACTCATCCTCTATCTCCTGGGCCTCCGACTGACTTGAGTCGCTTCCTATGTGCCTGTGGGGAATTTCCTCCATGTAATTAGAGAACACCACCTTCCGGTTGAACTCGTTTTCGGTGAAGTCTCCCGTCTGCCGGATTTCCACGATGTTCTCCGGGTCGTAGTACGTGCCCTGCTCGAAGACGTACTGTCCTTCCTGTATTGTGCCGTCCGGCCATGTGAGTATGGTGTTTGAGCCCAGCATCAGCTTCTTCAGAGAAAGAGTCGAGAATCCGCAGTCAAGCACAAGATGATAATAGAGATCGGTTCCGTCAGTCCCGCTGATTGTCACGTGGTCGGGGCATAGTTTGTAAGGGGTGAAAAGTGTCTGCCCGATTATGTACGGAAAGGACTGCCCCGTTGCAGATGCATTGGAGGCCCCCTTCACATACGGGAGCTTCTGTATCTGGCTGCCGGAACTGAGCTTCTTCTGGTTTTCCTCAAGTTCCTGCTGCTTGTCGTTGATTTCCTTCTGCTTGGAGTATGCGTAGATTCCCACTGCGACCGCGACACCGACCGCCACCACCGCCATAATGATTGACGCGGTTATCCCCTTCGGGAGCCTGCGCATGAAGATGATGTCATCCTCCGCGGGGATATAATCAGGAGAAATCTTTTCGCCTTTCTTCAGGATGATGTACTGCTCCCATTCCGCACTTATGCAGTCGCGGAGCCTCATTCCGTCCGCTGGCCTGTATGTGCTGTGCCCGTATCCGGCCCCGTCGAATCTATATACCAACGCCATAAAGTCTCCTTACCTTGACGGCCCTGAGAGGGTGGACGCACACCCCGTGGTTGTATGTGGCGTGTATCATATTCCTTGAGTCAAGGGCCATTCCCAGATGCAGCTCCCCCGCAGCCTCGCACTCCACGATCACCCCCAGCCCCGCCCTTTCGACAGGATGCACGTCTCCTATCGTGGGGATGAGTGCGCTAAGTTCAAGGGAATGATCATCGTGCCTCACGTCAAGCAGAGTGTGTCCCAGACGTTTCTCACATTCAAGCACCACTCCGTAGCAGTCGTACCGATCGGGTCCCCTTCCACCTTCCTCGTAGGGGCAGCCGAGCATATCGTCAACAGTGAATTCCTTGTCCATACCCAGACAGTCACTTTTTCCCTACGCATTGCCCCTGTTGTTGTCCGCATCGAATATGTCAGGGGGAAAGGCCATCTCCATCCTGTCGTCCGGGACGAAGCTGATTGTGAGTTCCATTCCGCTCACGGTCATGTCTCCGTACCTGTGGCGGAACATTCTGTAGGGAGTCACCTCTCCGTTCTCGGCAATGACTCCTACGACCTCAACTGTCATAAGATAGTCACCCGCCGCGAACATCTCGTTCAGTGTGTTTCCTATGAGGGAAGCCTTGATGCTTGCGTTCTGAAGTCTTCCGCCCGTATTCTTCGGCCGCGTGTACTGTATGTTGGCGGGAAGGTACGTCTCGCCGCCGTAGGAAACAGCCTCGTTATTTCCGGCGAGAAGCAGGGTTCCAACTTCATCGTGGTGGAACCGGAAGAGATACGGGAGGGCATATCCTCCTCCGTGGGAAAGGCGGGAGTAGATTTCTCCGCTGGTCATGCCGGCACCTCCCTGAATTTGCAGGACACGTCCCTGTAGCCCTGCGTCCCCGACGGGGACGGCTCTTCATCGAACATGTAGACTGCGGTGGTGCCGTCACATTCCAGGGAGGGGAAGCTGAACCATCCGGCACCGGCTCCCAGCGTCTCCCTGTACCACCTGTCGAATTCCCGGAACTGCGCCTCGGTCCAGTGGAAGCTCACGCTCCAGATTTTTGCAGTGAACGTATTACGGCAGTATGCAATCACAAGCCCGCTCTCGCTTTCCGTCTTGATTCTGTTGTCTTCGTAGGAGGGCACCACTCCGTAGCATTTGACCGGCACTCCCGAAGGCCATGCGTATACAGTCATATTATCCTCACCCCCTGTCTTGAATTCTCATGCCCCGCAAATCCCGCATCATATCCGCCTCCCGCCATCGTGCTGTTGATGTGTGCGTCGAGCACCTCGATTGTGAGCGCGTTCTGTTCGCGCCTTGTCTTTATGCTTGCCCTCTCCCCGATGTAGTTGTTCACCGCGACTTCGCCCCATCCCGACTGTCCACCCTGCAGCCTCTTCCACAAGTCTGCCTGCTGGCTTCTCGTGAGAATCATTTCGCCCGAATTCACGTTCGCCTGCACCTTGTCCCCCGTCCAGCTGCTGCCGGGCACGATGCCTCCGTGCTCGAATGAGGGCGCCTTCGGCTTGTTCGCCATTGCGACTCCTATCTGTGCGGCCGTCATTGCACCAACGAGTCCGGCCATTGCGATTCCTGCCCATATCGGCTGTGTGGAAAGAGCCGAAAGAACGGCCTGAGCACCGGACACCGCCATCTGTGCCATGTTCGACCCCCACTGCCACAGCTCTGCCTTGTACTTCTCCTGTGCGGTCTCCCGGTTTATCTGCTTCTGCTTGTCAGCATACTCGGTCTCGCTTATGATGCCCTGTTCGTACTGCTCCTCAAGATCTGCCATCCTGTTCGCCTTCTCCGCGTCGGCTGCTTTGATGGAAAGGTCGGCCAGGTAGTTTATGAGCTGTGCAGAGCGGTCGGTGAAGTCCTGCACTATTCCTGCCTTTTCCTGCCATTCGGAAAGCGCGTTCTCAAGCCTCTCCCTTGACTCGGCCTTCTCGGCCTCTGTTATCCGGTGATCGAGTTCGACCATTGCGGCAACGGCATCATTCCTCACCTGAAGCTGCTGTTCGGAACTTTCTCCGTAAACCTTTCCCATTTCCTCCGCGGTCCTGCTGGCAAACGAGAGGATTTCCTCCTTCTGTTTTTCGAGCTGCTTCGAAAGCGGAATCTCCGTCTCCCCGTAAGCCTCCGAGAGCATCTGGGAAAGCTGCCTGTTCATTTCGTCCGCGGATGCCCTGGCCTCTGCGGCGGCAAGCCTTCCCCCCGCCTGCCTGAACTTGTCCAGAAGCTCGTTGACGCTGCCGTCACGGGATGTGAGGGTCTGCCTGTCGATGAGATCCGTGTTTCCGAGGATTCCGGAAAGCCCCTTGAAGAGCGCGTCGTAGATGACCCTGAGCCTTTCCTGCTCGCTGTATTCCACGCCCAGGGACTGGTCGCCGGCCAGTTTCTTTTCAGCCTCCGCAAGCATTTTCTGCGCTTCCTTCACCCAGTCCGTTTTTTTGGACTTGTCCGTGGACTTGTCCGTGGACTTGCTCTCCGGAAGCTTTTCCTTCCATTCCTCAAGCAGGGCGAATATTGCCTTTGCACCTTCCTGATTCTCAAGTTCCCTGTAATCCGTGTCGCTTTCAAGCATGGAGCGGTAGGCCGAAAGAATTCCGTCGTACATCCTCTGCGCCTCTTCCCCGGATGAAACAGTCTTCCCCGCCTCCCTGTCAATCTCTATTGTCCTTCTCACCTTTTCTATGGCGGCATTCGCTGCGGAAATCTCGGCCTCCATTTCGGCCTGACGTGCGGCGGCATCGGCCATGGCCTTTTCGCGTATCTCCTCACTTTCCCTGCTGCGGGCGGCCTGCCTTGCAGTGTTCGCTTTATCCAGGGCTTCCTTTGTCATCCTGACCTGTGCCATGAACTGCGACTGCAGGAAGGTCTCGCCCTCCGCATCGGGATCACCGGCCTTCTGGATCAGAGCTTTGATTTGGTCGGCAGTCAGTTTTTCATTCTCCCTCAGCTCCGCCGCGACCTGTTTCTGGTATTTCACCCGCTCATGATATTTCTCTTCCAGTCTTTCGGCCGACTCCCTCAGGGCGGCTGCATCCAGATCGGCTCCTGCGTTTCCGGAACCAACCTCCTCGTCAATCCTTGCAAGCCTGCGGGCTTCCTTCGCCCTTGAGATGGCATTGTTGATGTCGGTGATGATTCCCGTGATTCCCCTGCGCAGGGGTGCCAGCGCGGTCTCAAGCCCGTCCCCGAGATGCTCCTTGAAGTCCCCCCACGCGTTCTTCAGCTGCTCGGTGCTTCCGGTGGCCTTTGAGGTCTCCTCGGCCATGCCCTTGTACTGCTCCGCGACGAGCTTCACCGCGTCACCGTTCTTGAGCTGTTCCTGAGTGAGGGACTTCACTCCGCTTATCTGTTCGCCAAGGGCACCCACGTTCCCCTGGTACGTTCCGTTCAGTGCCTTCACCGCACTGTCAAGGCTCATTGTCCCGGAGGCTGCCACATCGATGGAGGCGGCCATTATGTCCATTATCTGCTCTTCATTCCTTCCTGCGGCGGCAAGCTCCGCCATCATGGGGAGAAGCTGTTCGTCTCCGTAGGTGCTTATGCTCTGAAGCTGGGACGCATAATTCTTGAGGCTTGTCACGGAAGTGGAATTGAGATAGGGGTTGTTCTTTGCGGCCGTCTCAAGCTGTGTCTCCGCACGTGCCTGCACCTTGTAGGTTTCGGAGAGGTCGCTCACGCAGGCGGCCGCCGCCTTGACTGCCCCTGTGACGGCCTTGAACGCAGTCCCCAGACCGGTCACTGCGGAACCTATATTCCCAAGAGTGGCAACAGGGCTTGATTTTTTTATCGTGTTTGCCAGCGAATTGATCTGTTTCGCGACCTTGTTTATTCCGGCCGTGGCTTCTTTGACATCGCTTCCGACTTTGATGGTGACATTTTGCCCGCTCATTAAATTCCCCTTGCCTTTACAGTCACTTATGGTATAATGTAGCCGGAAGGAGGCTCTTATGCTTGTCTATGTAATTTCCGCTGTAATCACTTTTTTCCTGGTCCGGTTTGTCTGGAGGAAGGTCTGCGTCTACTGCAGAAGCGGGTTCGGAGTCACGGACGAAGATGTCAGGGATGCCTCCAATCTTCTGAATCCTTTATGCGGCGTTAGGAAAATGGAAGAGGAAACGGAGGGTTCTGACTGAGAATCAAACAAAAAAAACTCCTTTTCAGAAATTTGGTGAAATAAAAAGAACGTCGACTTTCGGGGTTTTTCACCCGGAGATTGCTGTAACAGCCGCAGAAAAAACGCCTTTTTTCCGTAGAAAACAACTTCCGAATTTATCGCACAATCTGCAAATCGATTACACATAATACAAAAAAGGGCAGCACACAGTTTTGTATGCTGTTCTTTTTTCTTACTCGCAATCTTCGTCTGTTACGAGTTTTTTCTGCGTTCCGTCAAGATTGACCGTAAACGGAAAGTTCGCCGTCAGCACTTCGACTTTTCTATGCACATGAGTCAAGCGTAATGTCATCGAACAGGGCATACTGATTTCTGCCGTATACCAGCCCTGCCGTGCAATGCAACCTTTAAGGCTTGAGTTCCGATACGAACTCAAAAGGAACTTTCCCTTTATGCTTTCCAACAGCGAAAGCAAAGCGTCAAAGTCCTCCTGTGTGTAGCCGTCATAATGTCCCTGGTCAGTACCGACATACGGCGGGTCGATGTAGAAGAAGGTGTCGGAAGTATCGCGGCTCTTGATTACACGGAGAGCGTCGCAGCACTCGATTTGCACCCTGCGTAATCTGTTTGCATATTCTTCAGTGAAAGACTCTCGCTTGTTGTCCAGCTTCTTGCTCGTTTTGCCGTACCTGTCGTAACCGAAACAGCTGTCCAGTTTGCAGCCGTAGGAGCTGTTGGCGAGCATCCAAACAGCCCAAGCCCGCTTCACGCGGTCAAACATATCGGGATTGTCGTGGATTACCTCTGCCTGTCTGTGCTTGTCTCGGCTGTGCAATGAAAGGCTGATTTCGTGTTCCAAAGCCGCAAAATCGTCTTTCGCGACTTCGTAGAAATTGATGAGTTCCTTGTTCGTGTCGTTTATGATTTCAACATCAGTCGGCTTCTTCGCGAAGAATACCGCACCGCCGCCAAAGAACGGCTCGCAATAGATACGATGCTCTGGAATAAGCCCAAGAATGAGTGAGGAAAGCATTTGCTTTCCCCCATAATAAGAAATAGGTGTTTTCATATAGATTCCCCTCGAAAATGATTTGAGGACACTAAAGATTGACGTTCTTCTTTTTTTTAGTCCTCTTATGAGAACGCTTCGTTGAATGCGTCCACGGCGGCCGCTTCGGCACGGGACGTCTCAATTCCTTCCAGAGTCCACGAGTCACGGGCTTTCCTCCGGCTTTCCTCGTAGGAGCTTTTGTCGGTCTCGTCATACAAACGGGCCTCCATGATGTCGTTCATCTTGGTGCCGTGCAGCCCCTCGCAGAGAGCGAGGAACTTGTGCCAGTGCAGCGGGTTCCCGTCAAGGTCTTTTCCGTCCACGAGGTCTATTCCGTACTGCTGGACGAACGCCGAATACAGATAGTCCGCATCCGCCGAATAGTCGAGCACCTTCCCGCCTCCGTCTCCACCCGTGCTTCTGGGCACCAGGAATTCGGGACGTGCGAAATCGGAAAGTGCCTTCATTGCCTCCGCCTTGTCAGTGGGAATCCCGTCTTCAAAAAGGAAGCCGAAGTCCCTCTCATCTTCGGGACCCGCACACACCTGCAGGAAGCGCAGCCAGTATTTGAACCAGGTCTTTATCCTCCATATTCTTCCTTCGGCCTCTATGGATTCGGGAAGAACCGCCTTCGTTAGATCGAGCATCAGCTCACCGTGACAACGGCTGTCTGGGCCGCAACTGCGGTGTGTCCGTTCAGTGCGTTGGCTGCAATCACCGTCACGACATATCTTCCTTCTGTTGAGGTGTCAACGGTGAAGGATGTCCCGGTCTCTCCCTGCACGGCTCCGTTGACCGTCCACTGGTATGACAGGGTTCCCCCGTCAGGGACCGACGCGCTTCCGTCCAGAGTCACGCTGCCGCCGACCGGAACGGACTGCGAGACTTCCCATGTGTCGCTGAAAACCGGAACCGCCGGAGCCGGAAGCGGGCCTCCTTCGGAGAAGGGGTCAACCCATCCTGCCTCCCCGCTCTCTTCCAGAATGAACACGGGGGCATGTGCGGCAGAATCCGGGTATGCGAAGCCGTGGTCGATTTTCCCGCCGAAGCTGATGTCCATCGTTATTGTGGAATCGACCCCGTTCAGGCTTGAGATGCTGAGTGTCGCGTTGTTCCTCCATGCCTTGTAGACCACGGTACTGACGCCTTCCACAATGCGGGAGGAATCCTCCTGCATGAAGACAATCAGGACCTCGCACTTTGCATTCTCGCCGGTCTGAAGGTTGAAGAATTTCCCGAACGCAAACGAATAGTCGGGTTCTCCCTTGTACATGGTCACGGGCTGACTGAGGCTCGGTTTGTAGCGTAGAATCTCCGTGGTGGGGCTCTGATCCGTGATGTAGTCGTAATCCTGGGTCTCGGGGTTCATGTTGAGTTCCAGGCTCGTGGACTTCCTGATTCTTGTCCACGCCGGGGCCTCATGGGTGCCGGCATTGACAAAAAGTGCGATGTGGTATTTCTTCACCATTCCTTCCATGTTTCAATTCCTCCTGTCAGCAGAACGGGTCAATCCCGTCAGCCTTCTTCTCTGTTATCCTTACAGTCACTTCGATCTCCGCAACGGTGAGAGTCCCGTGTGACGCGCCCGCATCAGGATAGTATTCAGTTCTTCCGATTCCTGCAGATTCAACCATTCCTCCCAGCGATGGATTGGAGCGGAGAGCCATTCTGAAGGATGCCGCGTATGTCTCCATTCTTTCAACAAGGGCCGGATATGGAAGCCCCCTGAATGCCATGCAGACAATGACGGTTTCCTCCACCACCCCGGATGCAAGATCCCCTCTGTCCTCGCTCACGCTGTCGGGGACTATGGCGGCCACAATCTTAGCTTCGTTCCTGTCCAGCTGTGCGGTTCCGTAGCAGATGTTCCTTTCATCCGGCACGGGAAATCCTTTCCCCGCTTCGGAGAGAGGCCCCGCAAGGTCTGTGAGCATGAATTTTTTCAGGGCATCGTATATGACTTTCATCCGCTTCCTCACATGAATTTGCTGTTGTATTTTTCAAGCTCTCTGTCTATGAGCTTCCGCACTTCCGGCATGTACCTTCCGGACTTGGCGTAGGACTCCCCCGCCTGGATGAATCCTCTCCCCGTCATGTGCGGTCCCTTCCTTTTCCCTGCATCGTAGCCGTAGCTCAATGTGAGCGCGACAGGGATTATAAGGTCGTTCGACCTGCCTTTCTCCACCCTGTTCGGATAGACTGCAAGCGAGTGTTTCTTCGTCTTTCCGTAGGTGTACATCTTGCGCATGTTGTACGTGTACCGGTGCCCGAGAACCGCCTCCGTTGATGTGCGGACGGAGCCCTTGATGCGGCTGTTAATCTCCTTTGAAACCAGCTTCCCCACAAGGCGCAGAACCTTGTCCTCAATGCGCGGGATGCTGAGGGATGTCTGTTTCAGCAGTTCCTGGGCGGAGCTTGTGTCCACCGTCACGGAGAGTGCGGATGCATCAGCCATTGTAGATCCTCCATTCGTTTATCTGATCCAGGAAGCGGTCTTCGCGGAAGTTGTTGAAAACCCTCGTGCCCTGATCCGCGAATGAAGTGCTCGCCACGGCGAGGTTTCCGCCCGCACTTTCCTGGTACAGACTTGCGAGCTGCAGTGCTGTTGTCACGATTTTTAGAGGAACAGGATCGTAACCGCCCCGGAAAGCCACATCAATCTTCGAATTCACCGGAAACACCGAGGGATTCCCGGCCGCATCCCTCACGCTCAGATAATTCTTCTTCATTTCGCACCCGGATATGTCAAGACGGGAACCGTCAACCGCAACGGACAGCACCTCCTGGACCGGTGCAGGAAGAACCAGCACCGTGCTTCCGTCACCCCAGAGACGTACACTTCTCTCGGACATTTCGGGATTGTAATGGAGGTACCGGGCTACGGTCTCCATCGCCGCCTCGACATAGAGCCGGGGCAGTGCCGAACCTTCCTCCGGGAACTTCCCCGAATATTCGGCAAGCATTTCGGTGGTTATGTACGCCATGTCCTTCCCTCCAGTCAGTCGGGTTTCCTGCAGAAGCCTGACTTTTCCCACTCGGCGAAACGGGATTCAGGAATCTCGTACACACGTCCGCTTTCAAGGACTCCGAGGTCGGTCCACAGCGTCTCCTTGAATAGTGCGCGGACTCTCTTTTCTTCGTTTCCCTTCCCGGGATTCTCTACATTTGGTTTCGACATATTGTCTCCTTGCTTTTTCCGGCCATGCACCTTCCCGGACTGCAGGAGTCAAACTGTGTGAACCTGCCGTCCGGGGAGGGTGCCTTTCATCAGGATGCCTTGTACTTCAGGCGCGAGAACGCCTCGGCAAGTACAGGGGCACCGTCAGCGAATGCCGTGGCAAGGTATCCCACCTGTCCAGAGGGTGCGTAGAGCTCGCGGAGAACCTGCACACTGATCTGATCCACCATCGTGAGCCAGTAATTGCTGAAGTCTCCAAACACCGCTGCATATGCTCCGCCGGTCTTCGCAGCCGGGGCGAAGTCGCTTTCAATCACCTCGGAGCCGTAGAGACGGTCGGGGTCGTTGTCAGTGAGTCCGCTTCTCCAGAGATACTGACCGTTCAAGTCCTTCAGCGTGATCACATCGGTGAGGATGTCGGGGTGGATGACCCAGACACCGTTCCTGCGGTATGCCTGCTTGACCGCCCTCTTTGCGGCGATGATGTCATCGCCTTCGATGGCGGAGGCCTTCTTGGTCGTGACGTCGCGGGATGTCGGCACTCCGTCGGCCGAGGCAGTGAACACTCCTAACGGCTGTCCGCTTCCGGTTCCCTTCACGACCGCGTTCTCCATCGCCTGACGGATTTTAAGGGTGACTTTCTCCCTCACAAGCTGGTCGACGGGGAAGGCCGATGTCTTGAGGAGTTTGGTGGAGACCAGAACCAGTTTTGCAAGCTGGTTCGCTCCGAGTTCGCGCTTCCCGAATGCCCATGTCTTGTCGCTCGTTGCTATTGCAGTTGCGGGGCTTACGGGTATTTCCGTAGTCCATTCCGCATCGGCCGCGTCGGCTGATTCCCTGGGCACTCCGATTGAGGATGCCTGGTTCAGGTGGATGACGTTGACGCGGTTGAGCACCTTCACTTCCTTCTGGACATCGGCAAGGATTTTCTTCACGAACTCCTGCGGTGCAAGGGCTCCGGCTGTCTGGTCTGAGCCGTCGACAACCATTGCCCCCGGATGCGCACGGTTTTCCATGTGTCCCGTGAGAAGGTACGAGCGGAATTCCTCCATCTCGCCGGAATCCCTCTCCTCGCCATCCCTGCCGGGAGCGGGTATCTGCTCCGCAAAGCCGGCAATCTCGTTTGACCTCTTTTCCTTTGAAATGAGGTCGAACAGCTTCTTCACGTCAGCCCTCATGCCCTCATATCTGCTTTTTTCCTCTGCCGTGAAGTCGCGTGTCTCCCCGCCGTTCACGGTGGTCTCGTTCAGCTCGCGCATCTGACGAATCAGATTCTCGCGGGTGTCAATCTTTTCCTGAAGTGTCATGGATTCAAATTCCATAGATGTTTCTCCTTATCATATTTCCGCAGCCGAAGCCTCAAGAAGTTCAAGTTCACGCCTCCTTGCATTGTAAGTGGATTTCTCCGGCTTACCCCGAGTGGATTCCTCCGGCTCGGTTTTCTGCACATCCGGTGCCTCTCTTTCCTCCGGCATCAGCTTAGAGAGGGCTTCAACCGCTCCTTTAAGAGTCTCAAGGTCTCTGCCCTCCGCCTTATAGTCACTTCTGCCTTCCGCACATGAGAGCACGGCGGCAAGCCTTTCCATGTTTATTCCGGCACCCTCGAAGAGTGCACGTGTGCTTGATGAGCTGTCGCCTGCAGGATATGCGGGGAAAGCGACCCCCACGCTCACCTCGATCAGCTGCACTTCCAGAAGCTCCCTGATTGACGGATCGCTGCCGTTTGTGTGTGTCCAGGCATCCTTTATCACGCGGAAGCCGAAGCTCACTCCCGGTGCGTCACGTCTTGCAATCGTCTTGAAGACATCGGCGGCCCAGCTTGTGTCCGGGATTGCACAGTCGAAATGAAGTCCATCGTCCCTGTCTTCGAACGTGAGGGTTCCGGCCGACTTCCGTCCGAGCACGTACTGGGTGTTGTGCGCCCAGAGGCATCGCGGATCCCCCTCAAGCAGGGTCTTTGTGAAGGCCCCTTTCCTGATCACCTCGCGCCAGCCCATGTCCTCGCTCATGCTGTCGTAGGGAATCACCCCGGCGATGTGCCTGGATCCACCCTCCTCCCTGGTCTCAACGGATGAAGCTGGCAGGGAGCGTTTCTCCATATCTTTCATACCGTCTTACTCCTTCTTCCTTGCGGTTATAACGGGAATGAGTCCGGCAATAAGAGCGGCAAGTCCGATGACCGCAGAGATTATTGTAGTTATTGTGTTCTCGGCCATTCCACCCCATATAAGAAGCACCGTGCCCACAGCGATTCCGGCAAGTGCCACGTACACCTTCCAGTCCTTCCTTTCGCTTCCGTTCACGATGGAAACCACGCAGACCGCAAGTCCGACCGAACAGGCGGCAAGCTCAATCCACTTTGCGGCCTCGATTCCCGTGAAGGCTCCGACAGCCGCGCCGATGACGACAAGGGCAAGCCCTATCCATGTGAAAATATTCTTCATGCTTTGTCCTCCTTCTGCTACAGTCACTTTTGCTTTGCTCCATGTTTTTCACCGGATTCCTTCAGCGCAATCTTCTGCTGTGCCATGTAGGCATCGACATACTCGGAGGTAAGGGGCGCAAGGTTCACAGGCGCGAAGCGGATGTCTCCGATTGCCCCGTCTATGAGCGGGCGGTTCTCCATGCGGTTGATGTCGTTCAGGGAGAGCTGGCCGTTCGTGAACTGCTTGACGTAGTTTTCTATGCGGATGTTGCTGTCTGCCTGAAGCATCGCGTTGCGGTCGAACTCAATGTAACAGTCGGCGCGGTCGTAGATGGGCAGCAGAAGTCCCAGATGCTCCTCAAGCCTCCTGAGCCACGGGTTGAGCGTGAGCTGAAGGAAGTTTCTCTGCTGCTGTTCGTTGTTGTTGTACTTCGCGTCGGACTCGCCGAGCATGGAGAGCGGGACGCGGAAGATTTTCGCCACTTCCTTCGTGGTGTACGTGCGGTTCTCCACAAACTGGCTCCCGGTGTTGTCCGGCATGTTGAGCGCGTCGGCCATCATGCCCTGCGTCAGAATGAACGGGTCTCCCGCATGGTCGGGGCCTCCGTATGCCTGAAGAAGCCTTTCCTTGAGTTTTTTGGCATCGTCCTCGCTGAAGTTCCTCTCGGTCTGCGGAACCGTGACTTTCAGCTTGGAATGGATGCCGCCGTCGAAGCTCCGGGCAGCATAGCGGTCCATCGTGTTTCCGAGGCTTGCCGACTGGTAGGAGTATTCAATCGGGGAAAGTCCTCTGGGCCCCTTCCACACCATCGCCGGAATGTGCAGCAGCCTGTCGGCCGTGAGGTCGTATGATGAGCCGTCTGCATTGTAGCGGTACCAGTAGGAATTCCTGTCGGAGTATCCGTGAATCTCCACACGGTCGGGTGGAAGCGGATAAAGTCCCTGCGGGCGGCCGTCTTTGTCCCTGTCAATGAAAATGAAGGCGTTCCCACGGAGGAGAAGGTGCATCATCAGCTGTGTCTTGAACGTAATCGGAAGCTGGTTCGGGTTCGGGCGGAGCTTCAGAAGGTCAGACAGGGGCGATTTGTCCTCAAGCCTCCTTCCTCCGTCCGGAAGGCGTCTGTAAACACGGGCGGGAAGAACCGCCACGGCATCCGAGATTGTTCCGACACAGGCATTGACGGTGGCATTCGCCATCAGCTGGGAAACAGTCATCGACGGCCAGTAGTTCAGCGACTCCGCCGACCATTGGGTAGTCAGCTGGCTTATAGGCATGGCATCCGCAGTCCTGCGGATTTCAAATCCGAATATTCTCATGCCCTTACAGTCACTTTGCCGGAAAGCACACTAATTATTGTTTTTACACTTTCTCTATTTGCAATTTTATTATGAGAATTTTGACACATGAATCACATCAAAATCTTTCGCAAGTTCTTCTTCCATTTATTCCTCCAATTCCGCTTCTGCGTCAATTCCTGTAATTTCCTTGAACACTTCGTTATCCCAGTTTGGCAAATCAAACAGTTTCTTTCGTTCTTCAACGTTTGCCTTATTCCATGCAAGTCGCCAAGCATCTTTGTAATCAAGAGTTTTCAAAAATCCCCCACAAATCTCAATTTCTACTTTATGCTCTTGTTTCTCTTTTTCTGTTGCAGTGTCGTGTGATACCCATACCGTCAAATCAAAATAACACCAAGAAGGTATATGTACATCTTCTCTTTTCTTGTCTGTCATTTTATTAAACATTCTTACATCAGAATCATCGGAATTGAAAAAACCCGAGTTCCAACTACCCGAGTTCCAATCACCCGAGTTCCAACTACCCGAGTTACGATTACCCGAGTTACGATTACCCGAGTTACAATCACCCGAGTTACGATTACCCGAGTTACAATCACCCGAGTTACAACTACCCGAGTTCCAATCACCCGAGTTCCAACTACCCGAGTTACGATTACCCGAGTTACGATTACCCGAGTTCCAATCACCCGAGTTACAACTACCCGAGTTCCAATCACCCGAGTTCCAACTACCCGAGTTACGATTACCCGAGTTACGATTACCCGAGTTACAATCACCCGAGTTACGATTACCCGAGTTACAATCACCCGAGTTAATCAACTCTTCCTTTTCCTTTCCTTCAATTTCTCTAAGGATAGTAAGTGAATTTGTTCCGTATTTATCACCGCATCTGACATAATCACCGGCAATAACTTCAAACAGTCTGCTCTCTGAAAGTTTATAATCACTTTCTTTTTCAATAGCACAAAGTTCTCGACAAAAGTGAAAAACCTTATTCGTACAACATTCAAGTTCTTCTTTTGGTGTGTCTTTCGTATAAGTCTTTCCAACTTCAAACTTAAATCCCCTGCAACAGCCATTCATATCTGTGGCTTTATATCCAATCATATCTTTCCTCCTTTATTTTTTTTCCGTCTCTGATATGTGCTGGCAGATTCACTCTCCTCGAACTTCGGTATCTCACACCATGCGATATAACTCATTGGTGCAATAAAAACACAATAATTTAATTTATCATTAAACCTGAAAAAAGCTTCATATTTATTATCATAACGAGCAGTTACAGGCTCTACTTCTGTTAATAACAAAACTGTGACATCTTCTTTCGGTACATCGGCAGGATTCTTTAATAAGTTATGCCACTTTGGTCTGCCTGCTTTAAGTCCTGCAAGATAAGAATCGATTGAACAGTCTTTCAAAATCTTTATAATATCTTCTTTCGTGAGTTGATAAATTTTATCGTCAATAGGTGCGATTAAAGGCACGTATACCTTTGCATATTCTTCTGCCGTTTCTTCATCTGTCATACTTACTCCTTACTATTCCTTTAGTTCTATATCGTCACAAGCCTTATTACTTCCTTTAAGTTCAGATTTTGTCATCTTGATTTTCTCCTTCCCCCTTCCTTTTTTCTTGCCGTAAACGATGCAGTCATCATTGTAATGCTCACAGTCCGGACAAATTTCTACGGCTGATTTTTCGTATAAATCCGGGTTCCAGATATTCGCCGGACATACATATCCCTTGCGGCTGATCTGCTCCTGGCAGAAATCATCGTAGGACATCTTGTGGCTCTCTTCTAAAACAATTTTGGCATATTCTTCTGCCGTTTCTTCATCTGTCATACTTACTCCTTACTATTCCTTTAGTTCTATATCGTCACAAGCCTTATTACTTCCTTGATGACGTTGCTTGTAACATGAATTGCAATGTTTACAGTCTAAGCAAGTTTTTTCCTGGGTATATTCCATACCTACACTATTTTCGTCTTCTCTTTGTTCCTCTGTCATTTCTCCACCTCTCATAAGAACTGCTCTGCTTCTTTGACTGCTGACAATTCTCTAGATTCCTCACCGTCTATGGCCGTCAAATCATCAAGCAGGTTTTTTATTATGACTTTTGCTTTGACAAGTTTCTTGATTTCAAAGTATCTGCCTACATTGCTAGACTGTTGAAACTCTGCGATCTTTCTAAGTTCTGCATTTTCTTTTTCAAGTTCGGTAATATATTCAAGTGCAATATCTCCGATTGCTTCACCGATATTTGAAAGTCTGTTTTTGATTTCTTCCGGAGTACGTTCTTTAATCTTTTCTTCCTCTTTATCTGTCTCCTTGATTCTGTAGTCGTCAGGATCGCTGTCGAAGCTCGGGCGTGGCCAGTCCACCCAGGTTTTCCCGTCAAGCCTAAACTGGATTGTCCTGCCTTTCTCATGCGCTTCTTTTAACTCTTCGATAGACATTTAACCTCCTCCTCGATGTCCGAGAGCTCTATCAGGAACTTCGTGAGGTCCCTTCTTATCTCGAGGCCCTTTCTTCGAAGCTCTGCGGTGTCGCAGTGCCCTGACTCCACAAGAGTCTGGAACCTCCTCATCCCGTCGTACAGACCGAGTCTGTCGGCAAGGTCGAACAGTTCTGAATTTTCCGTCTGGTCGAATATCATGCCGCTCCTCCTTAAAAAATCATTTTGTCTATGTCAAGTGACTGCTGCCAGGCATCATCAGCCAGTGCCACGTCAAGGCGGTTGTTCGCCATTATGCTTGTTATCACCCCGTCAATCCTCTTGCTCGACTTGGTGAACTGGGGCTTCACGACCTTGATGTTGTCGTTCGGGTCGGTGCGGATTGTCGCGCAGCTCACCATCCAGCGCATGACCGGGTTGTTGTCGATTATGCGCTTTTCGCTCACGGCCTTTTCCCATGCCTTCGACGGCTCGGACATGTACGTTATGCCCTGGTTGAAATCGACCATGGTGAAGCTGTCGGCGAGCGGCGCGATTATCAGGCTTGAGAGGTTCCTGTCGTAGGCAATCTCCTGAATCCTGTAGTGAGCCGCATCCCTCCTTATGTCCTCGAACATGAAGGCGTAATCAACGGTCTCCCCCGGCGTGGCGGCGATGAATCCGTCCTTCACCCATTTCTCAATCAAATAGGTGTCGGTTTTCATTCTGACCTCCACCATGTCGCGTGGGATGTAGAATCTGTGCTTCGCGTATTTCCTGCCGTCGGGAAGGGCGAAGTACATTGTCCACGCGGTGAAGTCCGTGGTCTTCGAGAGGTCAAGGGCTCCCCAGCACCGCAGCCCCTCAAGTTTCTTCTCGCTGAATCTCCTGATGCAACGCCTCCAGTGTGCGTCGTCAATCCAGCAGTCGGCGTTGTTAATCCACACATCCATCCGCTTCGTCAGGAATTCAGCCATCCCGGAGCTTTTCTGCCTGGCATTCAGAAGGGCCTTCCTGAGCTCGTCGGTTGAAAGCGCCCCCTCCACGTCAAGGTTCGGGTTCGCCTTTATCCAGTTTCTCTCGTTTCCTGGGTCGTCGTCCTTGTCAAGCTCGTAGATGACCGCGAGATAGTTGTCGTTCTCGTAGCCCCTCGCCCCCTCAAGCATCTTCACCACACGCTCGTATTCCTCGTGGCAGGGTGAGGCAAGGTTGTGTCCGGCCGTAGTGATTATGAAAATCAACGGCTGCTCACGCGCTCCCATTCCCGACTCAATCACGTTCAGAAGCTCGTCGGTCTTGTGGGCGTGGTATTCGTCGATTATTGCGCAGGAGGGGTTCAGGCCGTCCTGCACCTTGCTGTCGGACGAAAGGGCCTCAAACTTTCCGTCCCCGCATGTAAGGTTCTGGGCATGCACCTTTATGAACTGCCCCAGAACGCTTGAATAGCGCACCGTGTTCTTTGCATTGGAGAAGGCAATCTTCGCCTGATCCCGCTTGGTTGCTGCGGAATACACCTCGGCCCCCCTTTCGCTCACAAGGTCGTAGAGTCCCACCCCGGAGGCAAAGAAGGTCTTGCCGTTCTTCCTCGCCACCTGAAGATACACCCTGCGGAACCGCCTCTTTCCGTTGTCCTTCCGTCTCCATCCGTATAGCATGGCAATCACCCACTGCTGCCACGGCTGGGGAACGAGTTTCTGCCGGGCAAGCGCGCCCTTCGTGTGCACCTGCTCGCAGAAGAAGTCGATTGCATTCTGCGCGTGCGCATCATCGAATCTGTACGGGAACGTCCCGCAGCTCTTTTGGAGGTCATCCGAGTGCCTCTTCACCGCCAGCTTCACCATGCGGCACACGGTCAGTCTGCCGGAGAGCACGTCGTCCACATACTGGTTGTACTCGTAGGTCATTCCGCTATCCGTTCCCTATGATTTTCAGAACCGCATCTGTTTCCGGCTTTTTATCGGTGACGTTGCCCCGCACTCTTGCAGCATTGACAGGGGTGTCGCCGAACTGGGCCATTATCTTCTGGAATTCCTGCTCGTACTTGAGGGCAAGATCCATCGCGTTCTTTGTGTTCGGACCGAGGGTCAGGAGATACCGGGCAAGCCCGCCGGCCGATTCCACGAGATCCCTGCAGTCCTGGGCACGCTGCCACCAGTAGAAGGCATGCTCAAGCGTCGGAAGGGTGAGAATTGTCACCATCCTTGCGCGGCACAGGACCGGAACGACCTGATTCCACATGTCCCTTGCCTTTCCGGTGATTGTGGGAGGGCACTCGATGTCTTCAAGAGGCTCAAGGTTCGTTCCCCTGTCACCGTGGCGGCACTTCTGGTAGGTTCCGTCGAGTCTGTGCTGCTCAACCGTCTTCGGAAGTCTTCCAGGCATCCCGTTACCCCCTTTTCTTCAAAACGCACGTGCACGCGAAGGAG